TTATAAAGAAAGCACTCTCCGTCGGATAACGCAGGAAACCGAGAGCATAAAAAATATGCGCGGTGAAGCTGAGACGACGCTCCGTAAAGAATGGGGCGCGGCTTACGATGCGAAGGTTGATGGCGCACAGAAGGTCATCAATAAGTTCTTTGAAGGAAAGAATATTCGTCCAGAGTTTAAAGTATTAGCTAACGATAAAGGATTTATTCAAGCTATGGCTGATATTGCAGAGAGCATGTCCGAGGATGTTATTGCAGGGAAAGAACGCTCGACTTTAACGCCTTCAGAAGCACAACAAGAATTATCAAAAATAGTTGGCGATTTAAAGGGAGCATACTATAATGAACTTAGTCCTGAGCATGATGCTACCGTAGATCGTGTATTGGACTTACAGAGGATGTTGGGGAACTCGTAAGAGCCTGGCGAATCTGTTGTTGTGGGACAAGGCGAAAGCCCCCCAATCAGTAATCCGCAGTACACGCCCCTTTGGTTAGGGATAACGTGAAGGTAAAACAAACTTTCAGTTATTTCTAATCAAGGGGGCTTTAAATGTCTACTCCAGATACAATTTACGCAAAACAGTACGGCAGCGTCGTTTCGATGCTCGCCCAGCAGGAAGGTTCCAGGCTTCGCAATTCCGTCACCGTTAAGAGTGGCGTTGTCGGCGAGGAAACTTACATGGATCAGTTGTCTGCGTTTGAAGCCATCGCTCGCGGTGCGCGTCTTGCTCCGACCGATCCTTCACTCGCTGCCTATGCTCGTCGTAGGATTGCGCTTGAGGATTTCTATATCGCTAAAGCGATTGACAAAATGGACGATCTCCGCACGTTGGCTGATCCGTCCAGCGCTATTGTCAAGTCCGGCATCGCCGGCATGGGCCGTAAGATCGATGATCTTATCATCGCGGCTCTCCGTGGTACGGCTTATACTGGCAAGGTTGGCGGAACGTCTACCGTTCTTCCTACCGCCCAGAAGGTCGCGAAGGGTTCTACCGGCATGACGCTTGCCAAGTGGCTCGCGGCTATTGAGATCATCAATGGCAACGACGTTGATCCGTCTGATGAGAAATTCCTTCTCATTGGTTCTGGTGAGTTGGCTGATCTGTTGAACACGACCGAAATCAAGAACGCGGATTACAACTCGGTCAAGGCGCTTGTCCAGGGCCAGATCGATACTTTCTTGGGTTGCAAAGTCATTCGCACCGAGCGTCTGGCTAACGATGGTAGCAACACGCGCTATTGTATGCTCTATACCAAGTCTGGTATCGGGTTGGCAGTTGGTCGCGATGTTCAGAGCCGTGTCACCGAGGAGTCCACGCTTCACTTTGCGAAGCAGTTGTATTTCTCGATGAGCATGGGCGCAAGTCGTCTCGAAGAAGATAAAGTTGTTGAGATCGGCGTGGAGTACTAAGGTTAATATTGGAGAGGGATAAAACCCTCTCCCTCAATGTTTCTTAAAAGAAAGGTCAGGAAAATATGAGTGCAGTTCTTGGAGTCAACGCCACTAAGGCGGCAGCAGGTTTCATCGGGGCTAACATCCTCGACCAGGGTCAGAATGGTACAGTCAAGGCGATCTTCGATACATACGAGGCTTCGGCTCTCGCTAATGCTTCGACGATCACGATGGGTCAGAAGTTGCCTGTCGGTGCTACGATTGTCGATGTCATTTTCCAGTGGGATGACATGGGTTCAACGGTTACGTTCAAGGCGGGTGACGCTACGGATGATGACCGCTATATCGTTGCGTCAACGGACGTGACGACTGCCAACGGCAAGGCGAGCATCAGCAATATCGCTGGTCGTGGGTATAAGATCACGGGTGTTGCAGATGACCAGATCATTGTTACGACTGCCGGTATCTGGGGCGGTACGTTCTCGATGACTGTTCTGTACGCGATCTAATTCACTTAGGGGGACGGCTTAATCGCCGTTCCCCGGAGATTTTATGGATGACCGCCATCGTTTTACGACCGAGGACGAAAAGAGGGTATATCCAGAGCCGACAATACCGATTATCGCAGGAACATACTCTGGAACGTGCAGGATCATCGGTGGCGGTTCGTCCATGTGGAACGACTATAAGGAAAGCGAGGTGCTTCTTGGTGGAACAGACATCATCTGCGTCAATATGGCAGGTATGGTTATTCCGCAAGCAAAGCACCTTTTTTCTTGGCATAAGAAGCAGTTATCAGCGATTAAAGCGTGGCGTATGGCAGAGTGGCCTGATTGTCAGGCAGTTGTTCATTCAGTTAGTGACGAAGGTCGGATTGATTGGACGTGGAGGTTTAATGGTGGAACGTCGGTTAGCGGATTGTCATGTGTCGATCTGGCGTGGTTGCTCGGCTACAAGCGGATCGCACTCGTTGGAATACCAATGGACGGAAACGGGTATTTCTATAAGCCCCAAGACAACCCAGATATGCACGACAAGTGGAGACATCGGGAGATTGGTAAGCTGAAAGAGATATATGGGAACGCTGTAAAGAGCTTCTCAGGAGTCACAAAAGAGGTGTTCGGACACCCAGGAGATTGGAAATAATGGCTATATCAGATACAGCGATACAGAACAGGGCATTGACGTTATTGTCGGCAGATCCCATTCAAGTTGCTAATGAAACTAGTGAGCAAGCTCGTAAAGTTAGAGCTTTGTATGAGACGACCAGAGACGCGATGCTGTCTGAGCATAATTGGAACTTTGCGATGAAAGAACGCCTTCTGTCGCTTCTGTCTGATGAGCCTATTAAGGACGATTGGGATTATGAGTATCAGCTTCCGACTGATTGCTTACGCGTTGTGAGCCTTGAGGGTGACTACGAGTTTGCGATTTATAGCAACAAGCTGTATACGAATACTGATGATGCGCGGATTTTGTATGTTTCACGTGAAACAGATCCAAACAAGTTCAGCGCAGGGTTCGTTAAGGCATTAGCATCAAGGCTTGCGGCTGACTTAGCGTTCGGGATTACACAGAATGCGACAATGGCTACGAATATGGATGCGATGGCCGTCCGTGATCTGAAAGAAGCCAAGTGGTCTGATGGGCAAGAGGGTAAGGGGATGAAGGTAGTTAGAGGCAGTATGGTGGACGGCTATTAGTCATGGGACAAGTCACAGCTAAAATTGCCAATTTTGCAGGGGGAGAATGCTCCGCATCTCTATACGGACGCACAGACGTTGTTCCTTACTTTGCTTGTGCAAAGACACTAGAAAACGTATTGGTAACGCATTATGGCTCTGCGTTCAAGACTCCTGGGAAGAAGTTCGTCGCTCGCACGAAGGCATCAGGAGCAGTCAAGCTCGTTCCGTTCATATTCTCTGCCGGTGACTCCTATATGCTAGAGTTCGGAAACCTTTACATGAGGGTATTCCGAGCCGGTGGGTCTGTTGTTAAGACAGCGGTAAATATCTCTGGCATTAGCAAAGCGGCACAGGCCGTCGTCTCGTTGTCTGGGGTTGCTCCGGCTGACGGCAAGGCTATTGATATTGAAGGCGTTGTTGGCATGACTCAGGTCAACAACAAGCGGTTCTTGGTATCCGACAGAACATCTACGACGTTCAAACTAAAGGACGAAGATGGGAATTACATCAATTCAACTGGATATACAGCTTGGTCATCCGCAGGGACGATTGAAGAAGTCTACGAGATTGTTACGCCTTACGCTACTGCTGACTTGGGAAAGATTCGGTTCACGCAGAAAGCTGACATCATGTATATTGATTGCGCAGGTTATGAACCAAAGAAGCTCTCGCGCTACGCGCATACGAACTGGACTTTGACGGCATACGCATACGACACATATACTTGGCCTCCGTTCCTTGATGAGAACGCGACGGCTACGACGATCACGACATCAGGCACAACTGGGTCAATTACACTTACCGCATCTGCATCATTGTTTACTGCTAATCATGTCGGTGCGTTCTTTAAGATTAAGGCCGGATACGTCAAAGTAACGGCGTTTACGGACATAACTCATGTCACGGCGTTGGTCGTGGCTACGGTTATTGCAGAGGCAACAGATGAATGGTCAGAAGGCGCATGGTCAGCTGTTCAAGGGTATCCAAGCGATTGCACGTTCTTTGAGAATAGGCTTATCCATATAGCTACAACAATGAAGCCTTTAGGAATATGGGGATCTGTCATTGAAGAATACGAGAACTATCAGACAGGCACAGGCACGGATGGCGCGAACTTGGCAGAAGATAGTTGGTATTATGAGCCAGGCGCGTCTCAAGTTGATAAGCTGAATTGGATTTATCCTACTGGTATTCTGAATTTCGGATCTGCCGGTGGGCCGTTCACAATGACTTCTGGTTCGTCTGTTGAGGCAATCTCGGCTGAGAACTTGCCGTCTGTAAGACAGCAGAATGAGAATGGATCGCTAGACATTACGCCTGTCCGTATCGGGTCGTATGTGTATTATGTGGAACGTTCTGGTCGCGTATTGGCGCAGTTTGCTTACAGCCTCGATCAAGATGCATATATCTCTGAGAACTTGACGTATTTATCTGATCATATTCTAGGTGATGGTGTTGTCGAGATGGCATTGATGAAGTATCCGTATAACATTCTGTTTGCTGTGTTGGAAGATGGCTCTATTGCGACATTGACCAGAGAGCAGAAGAATGAAGTCAAGGGATGGACACGGCAAGATGAGGTTGGGAATATTGAGCGAGTGGCTGTTATCCCTAATGGCGTTGAGGATCAAGTATGGTTCTGTGTGAACAGGACGATTGAAAGCACGACACGCCGGTACATTGAATATATGATGCCGATTGACTTCGGTGCGATTGAGGATGCGTTCTTTGTGAACTCTGGACTGACGTATGACGGAACGGCTACGACGACGATTACAGGGTTAGAGCATTTGGAAGGAAAGACGGTTGCTGTATTGGTTGACGGAGCTACACATCCTCCGTGTGTGGTTACAGACGGCGTGATCACGCTGACAAGCTCGGCATCTGTTGTTCATGTCGGGTTAGGATATACGGCAACGATTGAGACGCTTGATATTGAAGCCGGAGCGCAAGCAGGGACGGCTCAAGGTAAACCGAAGCTCGTTGGTAAGGTTACTGTCAGACTTAAAGATTCCGTGTTGTGTAAGGTTGGAACATCAACGACGCAAGATGTTATTCCGTTCAGATCATCTGACGATAATATGGATGAAGCGTTGCCGATGTTTTCTGGAGACGTTGAGGTTGTGTTTCCGCAGGGATGGAGTAAATCAAAGACCGTGAAAGTTACTCAAGAAGCTCCGCTTCCGATGCATTTATTAGCTCTTTTTGTTAAAATGACTGTGAGTGAGTAGTATGGAAAAAACATGTTCCATTTGCCATCTTGTTAAAGAGTTATCACAATTTCATTCTTCATCTATAACTAAAGATGGACATGTGAATCATTGTAAATCATGTCAAAAGGATAGGGATAGAAAACATTATTTAAACAACCCAACACTAAAACTAGATAAAATAAA